GCTAAGTGTGATAGGTTTTAGGTCAGTGGTCAGCAAGCCTGCACCGAATTTGTGGATTAGGGAGTGGCCAGGGACGTTGCCTTTGGCCACCTCAGTAAAAAAGTCTGCGTTAATGGGCATGTGTGCACCCCCATTGAGCACTGACGCCCTCTGGTACTCATTGCCCTCAGCATCCCGTAACCGTAAATTGTCTGTCTGGGTGGGGGTCATTCTTCAAACCCCTCCTCACTTGCACCCAGATCAAGTGCTGGTTCCTCTGTTTCCTTGATGGACTTGTACTCCTCGTCCTCAAGGTAGGCAACCCCACCTTTGCGGAGACGGTCACGCATCTCCTCTGTGACGATCGCTCTTGACTGCCACAAGGTAACCAAAGCATTTTGCTCCTCAGGTGTTAGCTTATGTACTTCAAAGTCAGTATTCAGTTCAAAGACAATTTCTGTCTCATTACCTGAAACAAACTGCAAGGCAAAGCCCAAAGCACTCCTGTAAGCAGCACTGACGTTCTTTGCAACGGTGGTGAGCACCGAGTCTTCCCCAATCTTGTCATTGGTTGCCTCCGTGGCGGTGCGCTGTACCTGCTGTTGCTCTACTAGCTTTGCCCCCAACGCAACCATCAGCTTTTCCTTATGCTGCATTGCCTCAAACGGCATTGAATTAGGGCTGGCTTGGAGCAACTCTGCACCACCACCCTCAGGTAAGGACACAGAAGCACGCGAGCCGAGCATCACACGTCCTTTCAGCACATCATTGACCCACTGTTCAGTTAGGCCAGAAAAGACTGGCGTGGGCTGGCCTGTGAGGTAGCAACTGTCTTCGTAATCTGCTGAGTTGCGGTAGTGCGCAATGTTCAAGCTACAAAGGTCGTACAGCAAAGGTAGGTCTGGGTGCTCAGAGTTGTTTTGTGACCCTACGAACACAAACGGGATGTGGTCAAATGGGTTGCCTAGGTGGTCTTTGGGCATCCACGTGGCTTTCAACTCGTAGTCCACCACATCTCTACCGTCAAGCACCTTATTCCAGCGTATCCACTCTTCAACCACGTAATTGTTGTTCTCGTCAAGCCTGAGCACTCGCCACTGGTCGTCTTTCTCCTCCTCAAACCCATCATCGTCAGTGACGTAGTTCTCTGTGAGTACAATAAGGGACAGACGAAAAACGCCACCCACCTGCTTAGTGCGCCAGTTGATGATGTCCCATGGTTGCCAGTACGTAATGGTTGGCCGTATGTCACCAGCCTTGAGTTGCTCAACGGTTGTGCCTGACTCGCTCTCTACTTTCGGGTAGTCAACAAGAAGACCACCACGACTAAACGACAGTACATCTCTAAGTACCTGGTTAGCTTGTTGTGGTAGGGAAACCCCAGACCCATCCACGTTTTCAAGTAATGGCTCCAACTCGTTGGGCAACTCAATGACTGGGTCCCTATGAGAAACTTGACCTACCAGCCCATCAACCGTTCGGCTCCCTACACCATAAAACACCGCTCTTGCCTTGTAGGCATTGTACCGAGTGGTGTTTTCTGCTGATGTATCTTCTGGATTGGGCTTGGGTAAATACGTAGTGCCCCTATCTTTGATTTGGGTTTCTCCCGCTAAGCAATCGCGGATTAGGTCCCACCTAGGCTTCAAATCTCGATATTCTTCTCGGGTATAACCGACGTTGGGCATCTTATGTCTTTATTTAGCGCATGGATCTTGAAGGGACTCCCTTTGGTTACTTAAAACCGTGGTATACTGCTTTTTACAGCAGAAGTAAAGTGTTATTTTGGTTGAATGGCGAGAATTTCTTTGGCATACTGCTTTTTGGCATCTAGCACCCTATACCGCACCTCGTCATAAATGTGGTCTTCTGCCCCACTATCAACATCCTCAAGATTCTTTTCGTCCCGAGGCAACACAGGCAACGTAGCAAAGGAGCCTGTGCAGTTCTCACAGAAATAAATCCCAGGACCTTCACCCGTATTTGTAGCCATGAGTCGTTCACGTAGCAGTTGCAGTCCGTTTATGCGTGACCCAGGACGTTTGTCGGACTTAGTCCAAGCCACCCCAGCCTTCTCCATCTTCTTCGCGATCGAGTCAGACTCCTTGTCCTCAACAGCGTAAATAGCATTATCCGCTGGTCCAGCTTGTGGCTTGGTGAGAATCCATCCCTCGTCTAACATCTGCTTCTCCCTAGCCAGTATACCCTTAGCTACGTCTGGAGAGCCCATGAAGAGGCCTTGGTTAGTCCCCACCTCCTTTGTCCCGTACCACTCGTTGATACGGATCAGTGTACCCTTAGGAGGACAGAATATGCGGCCATCGAACAACTCGACCTCCTCCCCATTTGCGGTAGCCCACCAACCAACGGAGAATGGTGCGGCACTGCCCCAGTCAAATGACCGATCAATCCGCCACGCTTTAGGTATCTGGAATCGTGGGATCCTGAGTTTCTCGGGATTCCATACGTCGTCCAAGGCACCCCCAGCGACGATGTTCCAATCCCCCTCCAACATAGCCCGAACCAGTGCCGGAGAGCCCAACCCAGCCAGACGCAGTTCGTATTCTGGGTCATTTTCAGCCAACGTAGGGTTGTCAGTTAGCTTAGCGGGGATGTACTGCCTATTAAAACCACCCTCATGGGGTGGCATTGTGGTGATAGCCATTGGGGCAGCGAGATCAACCCACATCCGCTTAACAAAAGTGTGGCCAGTGCCTCCTGGGTTAGACCCACATACTACTCTCGGGAACGCACCCGAGTACTTTTCTGGTATTCTTAATCCCCCAATCCGGCACCGACCACGTAAATAACGATAAATGACTTCAGTAAAGTGGGTTAGCTCATCGATCATGAGCACATGGATCTCAGCACCTTGGTACTTCAAGCGATCCTTCTCGTGTTGGCAGTGGCACAACCATATCCGCGACCCATTCCAGAACGTGAGGGTGTTCTTACCACCATTGTACCTGACCAGCCCAGCATCGATCCAGTTAGCCAGCATCTCCAGAAACGAGCCCGAACCAGCCATATGGTTCTTCCACAGGTCATCACTTATCCTACGGAAGAGGTAAACCTGAAGGCCAGGTATCTCAGCGCACCATACGCAAGCCAAGGCACGCATAAGATAGCTCTTCCCGCCACCAGCTGCTCCCCCATAAAGGATCTCAGTCGCTGTGCTCTGGTAGGCTTGGGTTTGCCGGAAGTGCAGGTTTAGGTCCAGATTTGCCATTGTCCAGTGTTAGGTTAATAATTGGGTCTCCAGCAACATGGAGGTTGTGCTCTTGAGCAGGATCGAATCCCATGAGGCGAGCCAACTCCTTGAACGCAGCAATCCTAGTCTGTGGTGTTCCTTCTAGGCGATCGTATGCCTCTTGCTTCAACCCCATGAGGATTTCATTCTTGGATATGACCAAGTCCTCCTCCATAGAATTGATCCACTCCACGACTGCTTGGTCAAACAGCGGTTCCCTGAACAATTTACGAGCCCACTCAAGCGTCATAGAACATCTGTTAGCAGCTTTTGGCAAGCTGAAGTCAACCACGTACTCCTTGGCCAAACGCAAAGCCTCTAGCTTCCGCTTGCGATCTGGTACGGTCAACTTGTCCAAATAATCAACATCCGCTATCATTCCCCATGGTATACTCCATAACAGAGTTTGAGTAAAGCCAAAACCAAAAAGCAGCTTTTTAGGGAAGTTGGCTCTGACCGTATGACCGTATAACTATCGTCTACCCCTTTATATATACTACAAAAAATTTTTTCACGTTTTTCCTTCCTGCCCGTTGTAACTCAACCATATTTATACGGTCATACGGTCAGAAAAATAACATTAAAGCACTTTTTTAGTCCTTAAAAATGTCCTGACCGTATGACCGCGACTTTTCTACCGATGCCAGAAATTTGGCAAAAAAGTTGCCACCATCAAAAACTCCTGTCGTCTCGTGACCGCACCCACCCAAAAATTTGTCAAAAATAAGGCTTTACGGCCTAAACGAAAACCATTTTACTGACCCCAGCCATGGAAAATAAACAACCGAAGACACCCTTCTTTGGTGGTGATGCGAGCGACCTTGGTACGGTTCACCAGCTTGACGCTTTGACGTTTGACGAACTCGTCAACAGCGTGCTCAACATCGCCACTGTATTGAATGTAACCCGAGACGAGTACCACTCGATGCCAAAGGCCAGACGGCAGAAGATAAAGCGTGTGCCCTACATTGTGCCCACGTCCTTTGGTTCTTCCCCGAGCCCCAGACGCATGGAGAACGTGGAGAAGGTATCGTTGCTCTGTATTGATATGGACACCAACGCCAGTGCCTACTACAAGCACCCCGAGACGTTGGCCGAGCAACTCATGCCCTTCTCCTTTGCCTTGTACGAGACCGCCACAAGCACCCCAGAGGATCCACGATTGCGTTTGATTGTGCACGCCAGCAACCTTGAGCCTAATCTGTATCGAGACGCTGTGAGGACAATAGCCAAGCGTATCGGGTACGCTCACTTGAACAAGGAAAGCTTCACCGCCAACCTACCCATGTACCTGCCCACAATCTTCAAGGGTGAGCACGAGGTAGAGGATCACCCACTAGTGTGGTCCGAGACCGGAGGACGTGCCTTTACCCCGACCGACATAAAGGACGTGGACAATGGAGACGTGACGAGCCAGCCCGACATAACGGACGCAACCTTTGATACCACGTCCTCAGGGGACGACCTAGCGTACTTACGGCCAACGGTGGAGAACATCACAATTGACGACGCTGCCGAGGCACTAGAGTACATTGACCCCGACATCACCTACCCCGAGTGGTTGGAGGTGGCTGCGGCACTGAGGCATCAGTTCCCCCACGAGCCTCAGGCAACCGAGGCATACGAACTCTTTGACGCTTGGTCGGCCAAGGGTGAGAAGTACCAAGACAAGGACGACACAAAGGCTAAGTGGGGATCGCTCCGACCCAATCCCAAAGGTCGGGTGCCAGTCACCATACGTAGTGTAATAATGAAGGCCACGGCCGAGGGATGGAACTCCACCAAGGTGAAGGAACGGTGCTTTGACCAAGTGCTCCGCTGGATCACCACCGAGGCTTCGTCCCCAACTGTTTTGCTCAACCAAGCGGTTGGCCGTATAGCAGCCACCCCACTCATTAGTGATAGTGAGGTTGACGTGCTCCTGCAGGAGATCATCCGCAATGCCAAGTCACGCTTCAACCTGAAAGTATCACTGGGCACCCTGCGCAAAGACCTACAGAAGTTGCGGGCAGCAGCATCAATAGAACGCAACGCAAAAGCCAAGCAGAAGATCCCCCCATGGTGCAAGGGTCTGTGCTACATGGCAAAGCCAAACGTCTTCTACCGCCACACCAATCAATCTTTCTTTAGTCCCGAGGCCATAGACCACCTGTATGCTAAAAAGCTACTTCCCACCGAGGAACAGTTGCGTGAAATGGGCGAGGATTCCATGGCAGCGAGATCCCGCCCACTGGTCAGGCCTCGGGACTACCTTTTAAATCTAGTACAAATACCCTGTGTGTACGATACCTTGTACGACCCCACCCGACCCAACGATACATTCATACGGGAGCAAGGTAGTCTGTACGTCAACACGTACGTGAGGAACTATCCTGAGCCCAACGAGGAGGAGGCCGAGTACGCTGGCGAGGTATTCATGGAGCACTTGGGCAACCTGATCGCTGAGGAGGAGTACAGACGTATCCTGACTGACTTCTTGGCCTTCTTGGTGCAACGTCCTGGGCAAAAGGTGCACTGGGCAGTATTACTGCTAGGTGCTCAAGGGTGCGGGAAGACGTGGCTCAGCGAGTGCATGAGAACGGTGCTGGGCGATGGGCACGTGATCCCTGTGGACTCAGACGCTCTACGAGGCCAGTGGAACGATTGGGGCTACGGTCATCAGCTTGTGTCATTGGAGGAGGTCAGGGTGGCTGGGCAGAACCGTTATGAGATCATGAATAAGCTGAAGCCAATGCTGGCCAACAAGCTGATCAGTGTCAACCAACGCTTTCGGGATACCCGCACCTTGCCCAACCACACCAACTACCTGCTGTTCACCAACCACCCCGATGCGTTAGTTCTGCAGGATGATGACTGTCGGTACTTTGTGCTGAAGAGTGCCTTGCAGACCAAGGATCAGATTGAACGGTTGGGCACCGAGTACTTCAAGAAACTGTTCACAATGCTCGAGACCCACGCAGCTGGGCTACGGCACTTCTTTGAGAACTGGGTAATATCGGAGGACTTTGAGCCTGATGGCCGTGCGCCCAAGACCCTATATCTAGCGCGACTCATTGAGGATACCCAAAACGAGGTGACTTCAGCAGTGCGGGAAATACTTGACGATGACCTGTCCCCCATGGTGAGCAAAAGGCTGGTCAGTTCCCGCAACATCAACCACTTCCTTGAACTGAGAGGACTGACAAACATACACCCACCCCGACTCGCTGCCTCCCTACGTGACCTAGGCTTTAGGTGCACGAGCAGGTGTAGGCTAGACGACGGGGAACGACATACGTTGTGGGTGCCAGCAGGGTCAACGATGGACGATGAGGCGGTAATAATGTTTGCTAACGCACTTTTGAAAGACCCAAACCCCTCTTGCGAGGAGGAAAGTTTGCTTTAAATAAACTTTTTCCGTTTATTAGGCTTTACTTTTAGTGAAAGTGCCCCCATACTGAGGTCTCACAATTAGAACC